CATGAAGATTGGCTTCCACTTCGTGAACCCTACTGAAATCGTTTTCTATTCTTAATAATAATCTTGAGCCCTCTGCAAAGGGGGCTCTTTAATACTCTTTAATCATGCCAAATGTTTGTCAAGCATTAGAAGCGGTTGCCAAGAGCTGTGAGAATAACTCTGGTGGCTTGCATGGGATAGCCTTAATCCCACAGGATGATGTAACGAGTGTATTAGTTAACACCACTAACCCTGGTGATTGGGAAGTAACAGGTTTCACATTGACTCCACTTATTACTTTTACTGACTATTACATCCGTAGAAATACATCCAACTACACTGAGGAATTAGCTGCTGACCTTGTAAATGGTAGCTCATTCGTTACTCAAACTATTAACTTAATGTTCCACCGAAGAGAGATGGCTACATCACGAGCTATCAAAATCTTGGGATCAGGACAGCAGTACCTATCTGCCATCGTAAAAGATGCTAACGGTAAGTATTGGTACTTCCCTTATATGCAGTTATCTGCTTCAGGTGAAGGTTCCGGTACAGCTCGTGCAGATGGTAGTAAATACTCAGTTACTTTGGTAGCAGAAAATGAATTCCTTGCATACGAGGTAACCATGACTCCTACTGCTCTTCAAGCTATCGGGGTTAACTTCTAATTTTGAACATTCTACGGTAGGTCTGACAATATACTTAGATGATCTACATTGCTCAAAATTCAAGTAACAAAATAGTCCTCACACTTACAGAGGTAACAACGGTGACAAACCCGAGTTACCTCTTTGTGTTTACCAACGAATTTGATACCAACACAGGAACGCAGATCTTATTCACTGCTGCAGATACATCCTCGTATCCTGAGCGTTACAATTTATTCAATTTAGTAGAGCCCACTGACCTCAGCCTTGTTGTAGGTCAATACACTTATCAGATATATGAGAAGAGTGGACCATTCACCCTGCCGTTAAGTATTGCACAGACCACTGGTGTAGTCATTGAGGAGGGTAGGATGGTAGTTAGTGGACCTGCACCTTCATCAGTTTATACCTAACACATGGCTTGGTACGATATATTTAGCAGAAAACAAGAGCAGGGTCCTACCGTAGTGGAAGGATACCAGGCTTTTAGCACCCCATTCCTACCTGTTGGTAGAGGTAACTTAACTTTGCCCTACGTCAATGGTAGATGGACAGCAGGTAACTGGGTTGACTTTGGAGAGGGCAACCTTTATCCGGAGGTGCTCAATCAAATGTACTTCAGTTCACCACTGCACGGTGCTATTGTTGACTTCAAAACCAATGCAGTTATCGGTGGTGGCTATGCCTTAGATGCTGAGAAACTAACAGCACAGGAGAAAGTGGACCTATACACCTGGGAGCGTAAGATTAAACTCAAGCATACAGTTGAGGCGGTTACTCAGCAATTGATTTTGCACAATAGAATATACTTCAAGCTTGTTTTCAATGAAAAAGGTAAGCTTGTTAAGGTATATAATGTAAGCCCTGAGAAAGTAAGGGTATCACGGTGCAAGAAAAAGTACTATTTAAGCAATGACTGGAGCCAAAGGTTGGATGTTGTAGAGATAAAACCCTACCACATGACCTGCAAAGATGAAGTTCAGCTCTATTGCTATGAGGTGCATTCTGTTGGGCAGGACTACTATCCGCTACCTCAGTATACATCGGCTTTGAATTTTGCATATCTCTCGGGTGAGCTGTCATACTTCGCTAAGAGTAACATTCAAAACAGTATTTTCCCATCCTTTGCTATGATGTTCCCAAAAAGACCACAGTCAGAGGAGGAAAAGCACATGATCAAGGAGACTATTGACAGGTTAAAAGGTGCACAGAATGCAGGTAAAGCGGTTGCATTCTTTGCCAATAGCCAGGATCAACTTCCAAAGATAGAAGCACTACCAACTAACGCAAATGATAAGCTATTTCATGAGGCATCTGCCCTCAATACTGAGCAAATTTGTTTTGCTCACACTATCGACCCTATTCTTATGGGTGTTAGAACCACAGGCTCCTTGGGTAGTGGCTCGGATATTAAGCAGGCTTATGTGATATTTGAGAAAAATGTAGTCAAGAAAATCCGTGCACAGGTAGAGACCATCTTCAATGAGCTCCTTGGAATAGCTAAGTTGCCTGCTCACTTCACGATCAATAACTTCCAAATAATCAATGAGACTATTGTGGAGCTTGAGGGAGAGACTTCTAAGACTAACGATGCATTGAATACCTTGAGTCCATTGGTTGCTACCAAAGTACTTGAGACTATGACCATTAATGAGATACGTGCCCTTGCCTCATTGCCTCCGGTAGAGGGTGGAGATGTTACACAGAATGCTGCTAATGCTGCAGCTGCAGCTCAAACACCTATAGTATAATGCTTTACTTCATAACTGAAAACTACCTCAAGACCAACACACCCATCACAGCCAATGTGGATGTAACGGATGTGACACCATACATAGCTACTCAGAGTGCTCTAAGGATACAGCCTATCCTTGGCACCACATTCTACAACCATCTGCTCACTGCATACAATGCTCAGACCTTGACCAATGATGAGATAACTTTGGTTGAGTTTATTCAGCCGGTCATTGCATGGAGGAGTGCAGAGGATGCTGTATTTGGATTGACGTATCAGCTAAAAAATAAAGGACTTCAGACTCAGAATGGTGACTACTCAGCAAGCGTATCACGAGGTGAGGTAGCCTTTGGCATGGAGCACTATGCACAGAAGGCATCATTCTTTGAGCAGAGGCTGATCAGATGGCTATTGGCTAACAAAAATCTATTTCCAATTTTCATATCAGCACTCAATACAGATACTGACCTTCGCCCTATGTTCGCAACGTGCCAGTGCATCACTCCTTGGCAGTTGACTTGCACAGGGATGTGTGGTAACTTCCGTGAAAATGGGTACAATAACAGCATCTTAATTCTGTGAAAACACAGCTATCTATATTGCTTGCATCATTTCAATCTAAATGGCCCATATATATTAGCATGGTTAGTGCATTTTTTACACCCATTTGGGGGCTGATGTTCCTGATAGGGTTCGCAATTGGTATGGATACCGTTACAGGCATATGGAAAGCACGTAAGAAAAAGGAAAAAATCAGTTCACGCAGGTTGTCTGCTGTGATATCTAAGATGTTACTCTATGAGGTAACCGTGATTTTATTCTATCTAATTGACTATTTTATCCTTAATGATATAGTGTTGACATTTTTTTCTGTACCTTTAATGCTCACAAAGATATTATCATTGATCCTGGTATCCATTGAGGTGGTATCAATCAATGAAAATTACAAGGCAGTAAAGGGCCTCGACCTATGGCAGGCAATGAAGAACCTATTCGCAAGAGCTAAGGAAATCAAAAAGGACACGGATGAAATTAGACACAACCAAGATATTACAGGCACGCCTATCTGACAATCAATACTTTCCTGAGGAGTCTAAGAAAACACAGATCTATCTGCACCATACGGCAGGCAATGGTGATGCTGTAGCCGTATCACGATGGTGGCAGAGTAATGCAGAAAGGATAGCTACTGCCTTCGTTATTGGCAACAAGGGTACAATAGTGCAATGCTTCAGCTCGAAGCACTGGGCATACCACCTTGGCATAGATAACCAGGACTTTGCACCTCATGGGGTGAGATATCAGAACCTCAACAAGCTATCTGTAGGCATTGAGGTATGCAACTGGGGCCCATTAAAGCAGGTCAATGGAAAGTACATGAATTATGTGAAGGGTATTATTGACCCTTCAGAGGTCACTATCCTGGATAAGCCCTTCAAAGGTCATGTGCTGTGGCATAAATATACCGATGCACAGATTGAAAGCACCCGGCAGTTATTGGTGTACCTGTGTGAGACCTACAACATACCCAAGGCATACAGAAAAGAGATATTTGCCATTGATACGGAAGCCTTCAAAGGCACTCCAGGGATCTACACACATAACAGTGTACGAAAAGATAAGAGTGATATCTACCCATGCCCTCGAATGATAGCAATGTTACAAGCATTATGAGATATATCCTACCATTATTGATACTGATCGTATCCTGTTCAGCTCCTAAGCGAGCTCAATGGCATTATAAAAGAGCCATGGCTAATGGTCTCAAGGTTGAGGTGGGTAGTGACACTATCCGGATCGCTACCATTGACAGTATCCCTGTTATTAAGAATGACACCATAGTGTGGGAGAAAATTATTGCGTATCGTGATACGGTTATACAGCATGATATAGTGACGATCCCTAAAACGAGGTGGCAGACCAAGGTAGAAATGAGGGAGAGAATAAAGATAGAGAAAATCAAAGGAGATACCATTGTAAAGAAAGCAAAAGCAGAGCAGAAAGTCACCTATATTACCAGGTGGTGGCCGTTTTGGTTAGGCTTAGCCATACCCTTTGTGCTTCGATTGGCATGGTCAGCACTACTCAGTAAACTCAACAGATGAGGAAACGTTTATTTTATGACATTGAGACCTCCTTCAATGTCGGTATATTCTGGCGGACAGGATATAACCTAACCATCAACCCGGGTGATATCATCCATGAGAGGGCTATTATTTGCATCTGCTATAAATGGGAAGGTGAGGATGAAATACATAGCTTAACATGGTCCAAGAGCCAATGCGACAAGGCCATGCTCAAGGAGTTCATTAAAGTAATGGCTCAAGCCGATGAGATAGTGGCCCACAATGGTGATAAGTTTGACCTCAAATGGGTGCGAACAAGAGCCTTATTCCATGGCATTGATGTAATGCCAACCGTTAAGACCATAGACACGCTTAAATGGGCTAAAAAATACTTTAATTTTAACAGCAACAAGCTCGATTACATTGCCAAATTGCTCAAGGTAGGGGCTAAGATGGATACAGGAGGGCTTGATTTGTGGAAGGATATAGTATTTAGGAAGGACCAGGAGGCCCTAAATAAGATGGTAGCCTATTGCAAGATGGATGTTGAGGTCCTTGAGGCGGTATTCAATAAGCTCAACAGCTATGCAACCCCACAACATAACTATGCAGTGCAACATGGAGGTGAAAAATATGAATGTCCTGAATGTGGTAGCATCAATTACGCATACAATAAGAAGGTAGTAACTGCAGCAGGAACCGTACACCATTGGCTAAAGTGCAAAGAGTGTAAAAAACACAATAAAATAAATCATCAGGTATTCACTAAGTACCAAGAGTACATCTACAAGCGTAAGAAAAATATCGTTTTGCAAGTAAGCGATGGTGCTTACGATAAATAAATTATTAACCGAGAATGTTTCTGCACTATTGCTTACTTGCTGTTAGGTGCAGTGCTTCTCACAAATTTTTAAAGATGATTGAAATTATTAAAGAACAAGTTAAAATGCCAAGTCTAAGCACCGAAAGAAGATTTCAAAAGATTTGTGTAAACAACAAATGGGAAGTTATAGATACGCATAATGAAAATAAAACACGGTATAAAGGTGCTTATGAAGATGTAATGATTGCTTGTCATAATTTGAATAAGAAATTTTATCGTGATGGTGTCATTTAGCATTGCACCTAACTCTTAGGTTAATAATTTAACCGTTTTTCACCACCTTTAAGTTAATTTCCTTATTTAGAATCATTCTAAATTTTACTAATAACTTGTTAGTAACGTAACTATTTGTATATTTGTCAAGTATTAACATTTAAACATTTAGTTATGACAGAAATTATCCTTGAAATGGAGCAGGAGCTCCGAGATGAAATGCAAGAAATGATTGATGCCTTCGGTCCAAGTGATCCAGGCACCGTATATGCAGCCACAAAGTGGGCTGTGATGGCCGATTTATTAACCCGATTAAAACTTGAGCCCAATGATTAGAGAATTTTTACTAAGCAGCGTGTTGCTGATTGCTTCCCCATTCGTATTGTATTACCTTTTAAAACTTGTATTATATTAGGAAATTTAAAAGAAGGAATTTTTTATGTTTTTGAGAACGGCAAAGAGGCCGTTGGTGATCATGTCATCACATCCGTTGAAATATGTAACGGTGATATCTGTGATGTATACATTGACCTGGATATCAATGGCTATTTAGATGGCACCCGGTGTGAATTAACAGATAGAGAAATTGAAGAGGTGCGTGATGCTGTACGTGATGAGCTACTGGCTAATAGCTATGAGTATGATTTGCATCTGCATTTCTCTGAGGAGCAGGACCGGATGCTGAAATATGAGCAGGATTTAGATTATTATTTTTATACAAGAGAATTATGACATTAGGAGATCAAGTATACTGGTGGTTTCACGGCGGTGGATCCATTGCAAAAAGCGGACATTTTAACTGGAAGCATTACTGCAAAGTGATGCAAGCTAAAAACGAAATTTACAAACAATGTACAGATTACGATACTACATCCACACCCAACTCATACGAGAATGGGTGTTCACAAGCAGAGGACTATGCAATTGGAAAAAGCGAGAGCTCCTCATGTCAGGAGATTGTCGAATGGGACACTTTAAAATTGAACGAAGATGACACAAGAGCAATTGATTAGAGTGCTGTATCCTACGGTGCCAAGTAGAGCCCTATGTGATTACCTTGGGCTTACTACCTCACAGCTGTATAACAGAGTTTATCAAATGGGAATAAAGAAAAGCCCACGTATTAAGGCATTACAGAATCGAGCTTTAAGGTTAAATTCAGGTATGAAAAACAGATGGCAACCTGGTCATGTCCCTCACAATAAGGGTAAGCAAATGAACAGTGAGCTCTATGCAAAAGTTGCACCTACCATGTTTAAGACTGGACACAAACCACATAACACAAAAGAGGATCATGCTACCAGTATAAGAGTTGATAAAACAGGGAGAGAGTATTCATACACCAAAATAAAAGATGGTCTTTGGGTGCTCACTCATAGGTTGTTATGGGAGTCAATTCACGGAGCAATACCCAAGGGTTGCGTGATTAGGTTTAAAGATGGCAATACTATGAACCTGCATATTAGCAACCTGGAATGCATACATAAAACTGAGAATGCAATACGGAACAGCATTCACCGCTTTCCAGGTGAGCTACAGACCGTGATAAGATTAAAGAGTAAATTAAACAAAAAAATAAAACAAAATGGCAAGAAACGGAATGAATGATCTAAGGGACCACCTCTTTGCATCACTTGAAAGATTAGACAATGATGAGCTTACACCTGAACAGCTACAAGCTGAGGTAGAGAAGGCTCAGGCAGTTAGTAATGTAGCTAATGCTATCATACAAAGTGCTAAAATTGAGGTTGATTTTATGAAAACAACCGGCATGATAGCAAGCAATAGCAACCTATTTAAAGGAGTTAATGACCCTAAAAGACTTGGAGATGCTACTAATTGACGAACTATATCACCTTTCAAAGGTGCAGAATGATGACATTGTGAAGATCATTGATGACTTCAACCTTCGAAGGAGGTGCCGAAAGCAGGAGTATGTATACAAGCGTTACTTCTTAGCTCAGTACATGGTCCGCAGGAGGCACATGACTACAATGCTCGCAGCTTATTACCTGGGTATTGACCATAGTACGGTAGTTTATGGCATCCAACAGCATGACTTTTGGTGGAAGCACAACGATCACAGGTACATGGCGGCCATTCATCCGGTGCCACAGCTCCTTAGCGTGACAACTAATGACAACCCCGTGACAACTTACGAGGTAAAATATAACGAGGTTGTCACGGAAAAAACAGAGGTAACTATCACAGGTAACTTCCCTCCAAAGTTATTAACAAACTTTGAGAAACCCTTGACAGGTAAGCAATTAAGCGACATCTTTGCCATGTCATAATATAAGGGTTAATACGTCAGGGGGCTTCGGCTCCCTTTCTTTTTGCCCCTGCGTGACGACGTGACAACCCATTTGCATATGAGCCATATATTTAATACGAGTATATTCACCCCCCAAAAAGTTGGTTTTGAGTTGTCACGTTGTCACGGAAACACAAGAAACCCAATACTGACGGGGCTTATAGGCGTGACAACTACCCCCTTTGAGTCGTCACGGAGTTGTCACGGTTGTCACGGAGTTGTCACGAATTAGAATTATTTAATATATTTGTAACCATGTATAACCCTTATATATCAATTTTCAAAAGTCTCTACAATTCTAAAGAGACTCCCTTCTCTATTAAGGCAATAGAGGTCCATAACAGAATACAGGTAGGCACACCTGATTTGATTGCTAAGATAAAGGCCATACGGAAGGGCAACAATGAGCTCAAGAATACCCTCATGGCTATTATGTTCAATGGTACCTTCAGTGAGCGGAAGGATGATGGACTTGTTGAGCACTCAGGGCTGTGCATCCTGGACTTTGACAAGTACCCCGATGCTGATACCATGGCAGCAGAACGGAAGAGGCTTATTGAAGATAAATACACCTATATGCTTTTCACCTCACCCAGTGGTAAGGGCCTCAAGGTGGTCATTAGGATACCTCAATGTGATAAGGTGGAGCACCGCAGAAGGTTCAGCCACTATGAGCAGTACATCAACAGTGAGTATTTTGATACCTCCAACAAGAATATCAGCAGGGTATGCTTTGAATCCTATGACCCCGATGCCTACCTGAATGAGTTTGCAGCCATCTACACTGGCATTGTGGAGGATACAGGATACCACCGTAGTGAATACACCCCCAAGGTGATTGTAACCAATGAGAACCGCATCATTGAGAAGGTGCTGAAGTTCAACCATGGTGAATTTAAGGAGGGTAACCGGGCCAATTACATCTACAAGGTAGCCTGTTGCCTATGTGAGTACTCTATTCCCCTTACAACTGCGGAGAATACACTACTACAATTCACGCAAGAGGGCTTCGGATCTACCGAGATAACTAACACCGTGCGAAATGCATACAAGCAGGCACAATTCGGGCTTAAAGTATTCGAGGATGTGGAGGCCATCCAAGGGATTAAGAATAAACTCAAGCAAGGGATAGCTCCTGAAGATATATCTAAGCAGCTCAGCGTATCTAAGGATGATATTAAGGCAATACAAAAGGAGGAGGATATATTTTGGGAGGTAAAAAAAAACACCGTTAATATCATTCCGAACAAATACGCTGCATGGCTCCATAAACAAGGCTTTGCTAAGTACTATCCGGAGCGGTCAAATAACCCCATCTTTGTATACATTACAGAGAATAAGGTCCAAGAGAGCTCGGTGGAGAAGATAAAGGACCATGTACTCACATATCTAATGGAGCGAGAGCTGATGGATGTGTACAACCATTGTGCTAAGAGCTCGCAACTATTCACACCAGGACACCTTAATATGCTTGACTCCATAGATATGCGTATCCTTCAGGACTCAAAGAATGAATGTTATCTACCATTTACCAATGGTGTGGCAGTGATCACAAAAAACAAGGTCAAGCTACTGAGCTACATTGATATTGATGGGTACATTTGGAGGGACCAAATAATACCGAGAGAATTTAAAGTGGAAGATACCTATGAGAACAACTTCCAAGACTTCGTTAACAAGATAGCAGCACAGGACCCCAACCGCATCAAGTCCATGAGGACCACCATAGGCTACCTACTGCACACATACAAGGATAAGGCAGACCAAAAGGCAGTTATCTTCAATGATGAGGAGATAGATGATAACCCAAATGGAGGGAGTGGTAAATCACTCATGCTCACAGCCCTTGGCCACATCCGTAAGATAGTGAAAATTGATGGTAAGCTATTCAATCCAGGTAAGAATGATTTTGCCTATTCAAGAGTAAACCCTGATACACAGGTATTGGCCTTCGACGATGTCAAAAAGCACTTTAACTTTGAGCAGTTATTTTCACTGATCACCGAGGGTATCCCTGTCAACCGAAAGAACAAGGATGAGTACTACATCCCATACGAAAGAAGCCCTAAGATAGTGATCACCACCAACTATGTGATAGCAGGAGCAGGGGGGAGTCATGACCGCAGAAGACATGAGGTTGAGTTTAACCAATACTTCAATGCTAACCATAGCCCCATTGATGAGTATGGGTGCAAGCTATTCGACCAATGGACACAGGAGGAGTGGAGCTACTTCGATAACTACATGATTGATAATATCAAGTACTACCTTGAGCATGGGCTGTACCAAACCACAGGAATCAACAGCGACATCAAGAAATTTATTCAAAACACCTGCAAGGAGTTCTATGATTTTGTTGAGGATACACCCCTCACTGCGGATGGTTCCCACTTGCACCGGTACAAAGGACTCATGCAACAATTCCAGGAAGAGACCAATGGCTTCAAGGATTTGAAACCTCAAGTCTTTGCTCGATGGATTGATTGCTATGCAACTCACATGAAATATAAATTAACTAAACACCGTAACCATGAAGGCCGCCATTTCTACCTTACTCCTACTCAGCCTGTTAAGCTGTAAGAGCTCAGCAAAATGTGATGCATATAGCATCCGAGGATATGATTACATCCAAGTGATTGGATATACTGATACAGTACCTACCCTTGGAGAGGAGGAGCTACACCTACCACCTGGTGAGTACATCATTAAGGCATGGAAAGGAGAGGAGATAACATATATACGCTATGAAAAAAGAACACAGTAAAACACTACACGATCTCAAAGTGTGTAAGGTGCTAAGTAAGTGCCCTACATATCCTGTTAACTATATACCTAAAACTATGTACAAAGACTCAACGGCCAACGGCCTAACCAAAGCTATCTGTGACTGGATTAACCTGCATGGATACCAGGCTGAACGTATCAATACCATGGGTGTGGCACGTACTAAGTACCGTACTGATGGCTCAGTGGCAGGCATTCAATGGACTAAGGGCACCTCAACAGCAGGCTCTGCTGATATATCTGCTACCATTAAGGGCAGAAGTGTTAAGATAGAGGTGAAGATTGGTAAGGATAGGCAATCAGAGGCACAGAAGAGATACCAGGAGATGATTGAAAGGGCTGGAGGTGTGTATATTATCGCAAAAAATTTTGATGAATTTGTTGAATGGTATGAAAATTTTGTATCTTTGTAAAAATTAAACCCTTTTAGTATGACAACAAGAGCAAAAAAAGAGGAGGCAGTACCTCAGGCTAATAGCCTAAACATCTACCAAAAGCTACACCTGGCTAAGCAGTCAATGGGTAAGGTCATTAAGAATGCCACTAACCCCCATTTGAAGCGTAACTATGCCGACATTAACAGCATCATTGATACTGTTGAGCCTATTCTATTGGACCATGGCCTGCTGTTGATACAGCCTATCATTGATGATAAGGTATATACTATTATTGTGGATATCGAAACAGGTGATAAGTTAGAGAGTTACCTTACATTGCCTCCAATTACAGATGCCCAAAAGCTCGGAGGAGCCTGCACGTACTTTCGCAGGTATACATTGGTTAACCTGTGTTGTTTGCAAGCCATTGATGATGATGGCCATGAGGCTTCAAGAGCACCCAAGGCTAAGCCTACCATCACAGAGGATAGGTTCAGCAAAGCACTGGCTGCTATCCAAGAGGGTAGATACACCGTTGAGGACCTTAGAGCTACCTATTCACTAACTAAAGAGCAGGAGGCACAGCTATGAAGTTCAGAGCATCACAATTAGGTAAGATAATGACCTCCTCCAGGACTAAGGGGGAGGTATTAAGCCAAACAGCTAAGAGCTACATCATTGAGCAGGCTAAGCAGGACTTCTATGGGTACCGTACTCAGCTCATGAATAAGTACGTTCTCAAGGGCATAGAGCAGGAACAGGACTCTATTGACCTTCTCAATGGGGTAAGGTTCCAAAACTACGTTAAAAACGAGCAGAGGGAAGAAAATGAGTATTTGACAGGATGCTGTGATATTATCACGAATGATAGCATCATTGATATCAAGAGCTCATGGTCACTTGAGACCTTCCCTGCTACCACATTTGAGCTGAAGGATCTTAACGACTATGAGTGGCAGGGTAGAGCATATATGTACCTGTACGATAAGCCTACCTTTGAACTGTGTTATGTGATGGTATCAACCCATCCCGAGCTCCTTAGTCAATTTGACCCCATTGATATCCATGAAGTGGACCATATTGACCCTGCTAAGCGTATCACCTCCATTACCTTTGAGAGGGATACAGAGATAGAGATAAGGATGCAGGAGCAACTACTGGCTGCGAGCCTGTTTTATGACCAAGTATTAACTCAATTACAGAACAAATGAACATAACACACGAACAGCAACCAATACAGCAGGAGGACACTATCCTCCTTGCTGTCATGGCTAAGTACTATGAGCGTTCAAAGAGAGGGCAGGCTAAGTACGGTACCAACCTGGATAGGACAGACGTTGATTTATTAGGATGGCTTGACCATCTCCAGGAGGAGCTGATGGATGCGACTCTGTATATTGAGAAACTAAAAAAGGACTTAGCAGAATAAATGAAGTGCTTTAAGATGCACTATTTAATTCAATTACACAAGAAAAACCAATGGATGTATAATATAGTGCTATTTACTGCACGAAATAATAAATCAATAATATGAAACAAACAGCAGTAGAGTGGTTTTTAACTGAATTTCAAAAGCAAGTATGGTTTGAGCCTAATTCGGAACTTGATATTTGGATAAAGGACTTAATACCAAAAGCCAAAGAGATGGAGAAGGAGCAGATAATTGAAAGCTATTGTCAAGGTTGTGCTGATATAATAAAAGACGAAGATATATTTCCAAGAGAAACATCCGAACAATACTACAAAGAAACCTATGAAAGCAACGATTGAATTTAACCTACCCGAGGACAAGTACGAATGGGAGAACGCCATCCGGGCTGATGCTATGTTCTGCGCTCTGTGGGATCTATCTCAAGAGCTCCGTACTATGTGGAAATATCAACAGTACCAAACAGAAGAGGAGTATGCCATTGTGGAGTCCATACGTGATAAGTTCTATGAGATACTACAAGAGCACAACATAAACCTGGATAAATGATACCTGCATTAATAATATTGCTGGCCCCTGGCATTATATGGGGATGGATTTGGACCTTAACATTAATAATTAATTTAATCAAAAATGAGTGATTTCAAAGGAGAGGTGGTATTCATTACCCCAACAACAACAGTGAGCGACAAGTTCAAAAAGAGAGATATAACCCTCAAGTCAGATGGTGACTATCCTCAGTACGTTACCTTCCAATTAACCCAGGACAAGTGTGACCTGGCTAATCATGTGAAGCCAGGTGATGTGGTGGAGGTGAAGTATAACCTTCGAGGCCGTAGATGGGAGGCACAGGATGGCACCATCAAGTATTTCAATACCATCGAAGCATGGACAATGAGCCTCAGCTCTGCACCTATTGTTGAAAATAAGTTGAAAAAAAATGAAGACTCTGACGATCTACCTTTCTGAGGGTGAAACATTCAGCCAATGGGCTGTGAAAACCGCTAATAATATGCTCAGTGACAGGTATCGGCTTGTTCACTTGGCACTTGACATGAAGGCTCCATACCATACCGTGAGGAGGTTCGTCGCAGGGGAGAACGTTGCCCTTGAGATTGTGGATAAGTTTATTAAGTTATATTTGTCTCATGTATACGCTACTCACCCTCATCCCCATAGCATGGTGGCTGACAGAATTTGAGCCTCTCCAAGCAACTATTGACCGCATCCCTATGTCATCATGGCTAAGGGATGCCTTCAGTTGTTTGAAGTGCGTCTCGTTTTGGCTTACCCTTATTGTTTCATTTGATTTCATCTTATCATGTCAGGCAGCTCTATTGGCTTACCTATTGAACAGAGTGATTGCGAGGTTGTAGATAGAGTGCTATCTCTGCCTGAGTCACTGAGATACTCTAAGCATTCGCTCAATGAGCTTCTGAAGGTGCGTATCAAATATCAGGGCAAGCAACCTCAGGAGTGCTTCTGTGCTTCTGTACGGCGGAAGGTATGGTTTAAAGAGTTCACTATTTGGTATGAAGAGTATCTTAGACAGGTTGGTCACGCAGCAGTATGAGGAGCTTGAAGCTTACACGAATTACCTACTCTCACGGATGGGCAGTCAGTTAGACCCATCAACTGTGATCTCCAACAGTTATCTGCACTGTGTTAAGATAGAATGTAGTGACCAGGATACCATGAAGAGCTATATGCTCAACACGATCAAGAAGCAAATCATGTGGTCAGGATCTCAGAGTAATAGAGAGGAGTCAGTTAATAGCTCTGATGAGGTAGTCAATGAGATAGATGATACTACTGATCTTGACTCAAAGATTGAACAGGAGAAAGTATACAACAGAAACAAGGCCTACATCGAGATATATCGGTCCAGGTGTGAGGATAGGGTTAGTCAGATAGTGCTGAGTGCCTACGTTGATAAGGGATACAACACAGCGAGAGCCATGGCTAAGTACTTTGACATCCCTGTTACCTCAGCTCACTACATGATTTCGGATATTAAACAAAAACTCCGTGAAATACAATATAAGTATGACAATTAGCCAATTCATAGCCTCATGCTGTAGCCTGTTAGGTATCTTTACAGGCATTTCACTGCTATTCCATAACTATGATATAGCATCGTACACTGCAGGAGGGTGGATAATTGGGTATTATACGTTTCTAATTACATCAGAATATGAGCAAAAAGAAAATAACTCCGAAAATTAACCCTGAATACCTTGGTAAAACCATTGAAATAACAGGACCTAACAGCACCACAAAGCTTGAAGTGACTGAGGCATTGGCCAAACAGTACGCTTTCTACACTGCAATTGGTTTGGGTCATCTATTCATTATTGAGGATGCCAAGACCGAGGATTAACGAGACGGCTGAGCAGTACATCTCACGGTGTATGGCTGACCCCGAGACCCAAGAGAAGTATCCGGACCAGGCACAACGCTATGCTGTGTGTGGTAGTATGTATGATACACCGCTTGGGAATTATAAAAATGTATTTGCTCAGTCCTATGATGACTATCCCAAGGCAGCCTCAGAGAATGCTAAGATAGCACTCAAGTGGGCTGAAGAGAATGGATGGGGATCGTGTGGCACAGGAGTAGGCAAAGCCAGAGCTAATCAGTTAGCAAAAGGTGAACCATTAACTGAAAGTACTATAGCACGCATGGCAGGGTTTGCACGTCACCGGCAGAACTCACAGCGAGAGCTCGGTGATGGATGTGGTAGGCTCATGTGGTTAGCCTGGGGAGGTGATGAAGGTATTGAATGGGCACAACGTAAATTAAAACAAATTAGAGGTGGCAAAGCATAAATACATAGAAACCCCTGAAGCAATGTGGGAGCTCTTTGAGTCCTACAGAGAATGGTGCAAACAAAATCCGAGATATAGCTACTCACTATCTACTAAGACAGGAGAGGCTACTGCTATCCCTCTTGAGAGACCACTTACTCAAGTTGGATTTAGATCCTATGCTGCGGATAAAGGGAGTACTGTGACTGATTACTTTAGTAACAAGGATGGGAGATATTCTGAGTATGCCACAATCTGTTCACGCATAGAGGAGGCAATCCGCATGGACCAAATCGAGGGAGGCATGGTAGGGCAGTACAACCCATCCATAACTCAGCGACTGAACAACCTAACCGAGAGGGTGGATGCTACCACCAATGGTGAGAAGATAGATAGCATCAAGGTCACGATAGTAACACCTGACAGTGAGTGATCAGATAGACTACATGGCTTCGGTGGTGGAGGACTACATCCTTAAGACAAAGGGTGAGAAGGTCCGCATCAACAGGAGGCTTGTAGCAATGGATGGGAGGCAGTTGGTTATGCTGTTCAATGCCTACCAAAAGATAGTACATGGAGCTGAAGAGCACGATCATATTTCAAAAGAACCACCAAGCCCTACAG